GTGGTGCGCGAACTCAGCGGCACAGGCAGCTGAGAGCACCGCAAAGGAGGCGCGGAACAATGGGTGAAGCACTGGCGATTATCATCGCGTTTGCCGCCCTTCTGGGCATCTCGTGGGGCGTTACCTGCGCCGCCGTGTGGGCCATCTGCGCATTGATGCACTGGACGTTCACCTGGGCCGCCGGAACGGCGACGTGGATCGCGCTCTGGCTCATTGGCAGCTTTGGCAGCTCTAAGAAGTGAGGCGTTGACCATGCCTGCACAGAAGAAACACACCAATAAAGGAAGGTTATGAGCATGAGTGAAAAAATCATCGCCTACAAGGCCATGGACAAAAACATGATGTGCCGTGGCAAGCAGTATGACGTGGGCAAGACCTACACAGAGCCGGAGGCCGACTGCTGCCACGCTGGTATGCACGCCTGCGAGAACCCGCTGGATGTGCTGCACTACTACCCGTTGAAGGACAGCCCGCGCTTTTTTGAGGTCGAGTGCGGCGGGAACGTGGATAAAAGCATAGGGGACAGTAAGCTAGCCTGCACTGAGCTGACGGTGAAAGGTGAGGTGAATTTTGCAGGGCTGGTAAAAGCTGCGGTGAACGCCGTTTTTAATCGGGTGAAGGGCAAAGGGCCCTTTTCCAGCGGCGATTACAGCACGGCGGGTTCTAGCGGCAATTACAGCACGGCGGCAGCTACTGGGGCTTATTGCAGAGCAAAAGCAGACGGAAAAGGCAATATCGCCGTCGCAAACGGCGCACACAGTAAGGTACGGGGCGTTCTGGGCTGCTATCTGGCGCTGACTGAGTACGACGATGACGGCAATATGCTGTGGGCAAAGATGGAAAAAGTAGACGGTGCTTCTGTCAAGGAAAACGTCTGGTACACGCTCAAAAACGGCGAGTTCGTGGAGGCCGAGCCGTGAAAAAGCACTGCAAAACTAAATCGAAAGAAAGGAGCAGGCCATGCAGAAGCCGAGTCTTACGATAGGCGAATGCGTCCAGATCCTTCGGGACAACAACATCTCAAAGACCGAAAAGGTCTTGGGAGCACAGATCCAGGCGGGGTTGTTTACCAGCTGGGCGATTCCGTCCGTAGGAACAAAAGAACCCTGCCCGGACATCTCCCGCGCCGGTTTTATGGCGTGGGTGAAGGACTTTTACAATCTCGAAAAGGTTTATACAAAGGAGGAACCGAGAGAATGAGAAAGAAACCGATGAATTTTCGGCTCATCTTAGCGCTGGACGGGCTGGCTTTGCTGGCAATCATCGGCGCGGTGCAGGTGGTGCGCTGGGCCTGCTCTTTGATGGCCGTTGCACTGGCTTGCTGGGGCGGCTGGGACATCGCCGAGGCTGCGCATGCCGCGCCTTGGATTATTGTTGCATCCACTGCCGGGCTGGCAATGTCGCTTTATGGGATGCATGAGGACAATAAACGGTATAAGCGCACCGGCTACGGCAAAATCGTCCGCAACCATGCCCGGAACTCGGAGTATCCGCAGGATGAGGAGAAGGGCGCATGAAGCTGGACGAGTTGGTTCGGCAGCAGGCCGAAGAGTACCTGAAAACAGCCACGCGACTTGCAACGGAGTCCGCACTCACGGGAGACATCTGGCTGCGGGTCATCTGCCGGGAAAAATCAGAGGTCTATAGCGCGGCAGCAGATGGGCTACTCACAGCCCTCCACGATGCGGAGGACGTTGCACATGGCTGATAACATCCACTATATCACATGGTACACCGTGTACAGCGCCAAGACCGGTGAGATAGTGGCAGCGGGAACGTCTTCCATGTGCGCTGCAAAGCTTGGATACAAGACCGCCAACAGCTTTGCGTCTTCCGTTGGACACCGACGCCATGAAAAAAGGCGTCCGTACAAGTACATTTTTGAGCAGGAGCGCATTGATCGTGCGGAGGTTGACTGTCTCCCTCCGCTTCGCCGCTACTGCAAAAAGAAAGGCCGGTATGAAAAGGGAGCAGGAATATGAACGGTAGATATATGCGCGCCGCAGAGATTCGCTGGCATAATCGTCAGCCGGAGCGGCTGCGGCACATCAACCAGAAGAAGGAGAAGAAAAAGGTGAGCACGGTACAGATTTTTGACGCGGATTTGCGTTTTGTCAACGAAATCCCCATGCCGAACACGCTGGCGGGCATCCAGTACGCCGACCAGCTGGCGGCAGAAAATCCCGACCGTCTGTACGTCGTTATGGACGAGCACCGGCAGAAGGCCCACCAGAGGTGACATACATGACTTTAGAGCAAAAGGAACGCCGCAAAGCGGTTCTGCGGTATGCAGTCAGCGTCCCCGAATGGAATCTTGCGCTCAAGCATCGGGCGGCAGCAGAGCTTACGAAATGCGCAATCCTCTTGATGAGTGTAAGTCAGATGATGCTTGCGACCGACGCGGAAGACCGTTTTTATCCGGGCAGATTAGATTATGGGATGTCTCCGACGGGATATGCAAAAGCCATTTCGGATGCAGAGTACAGCCTCGGCACAGCCGCTTCAGCACTGGAAGCCGTAGTTGCTTTGGCAGATGAGTCAAACGCCTTCCCGCTTATCAGCTCCACCCAGACCGGCGGGTTAGATGACGCGATGGGCAACATTGAGGCGGCCTACAATTCGGGTCTTGGGTGGCTGGCAGATCTGTGCCGGGCACACGGGATGGATGAGGTGACATACGATCATGGATAAAATGACCATTTACGAGCAGTGCCGGGAAGTCCCCAAAGACGCCCAGAAGCCTATCGCAGCGGGCCGCCTGAAGGGCAGGACCGACATTAACCCCATGTGGCGCATCAAGAAGCTGACTGAGCTTTTTGGCCCGGCTGGTACGGGCTGGAAGTTCGACCCGCCGGTGTTCGAGGAAAAGACCGGAGCAAAGGGCGAAGTTGTCGTGCAGTGCTTTACGAATCTGTACGTCAGGCAGGATGATGGGGAAGCGTGGAGCGCCCCCATCCCCGGAGTGGGAGGCTCTATGCTGATTGCGATGGAATCCGGCGGGCTCCGAACGGATGATGACGCTTACAAAAAGGCGTATACAGATGCCCAGAGCGTGGCCTGCAAGGCGCTTGGGATTGGCGCGAACGTGTACTGGAAAGATGACTCCTCCAAGTATACCCCGCTTCCGGACATTCCCGCCCCGGTGTGCGCCTGCTGTGGAAAGAAAATCATCGGCATCAAAACCAAGGACGGGAAAAAGATGACTGCTGAGCAGGCAGCGGAACGAAGCAAGGCAAAATATGGGCGTATACTCTGCGTAGAATGCGCAAAGAAACAGCCGAAAGAAGATGGAGGAATGTCTCATGCTTAACATCGTAGCATTGATGGGCCGTCTGGTCTACGACCCGGAGCTCAAGACCACCCAGAACGGCACCAACGTGTGCAGCTTCCGCATTGCGGTTGACCGCAGCTTTACCCGGCAGGGCGAAGAGCGCAAGGCCGATTTTATCGACATCACCGCGTGGCGGCAGACCGCCGAGTTCGTCTCCAAGTATTTCCAGAAGGGCAGCATGATTGCCATCGAAGGCAGCTTGCAGACCCGTCAGTACCAGGACAAGAACGGCAACAACCGCACAGCTACCGAGGTTCTTGCGTCGCAGGTGAGCTTTTGCGGCGGAAAGAGCGCAGAGAAGCCCGCTGTGCGCGATTTCGGCCAGCAGACGGAAAATCATGTGCGCGAAGCAAACGCCGCCCACAGCGCCCCGCAGAAGCCCCAGAGCGTGCCGGAGTATTCGCAGGGCAGCGCAGACGACTTTTCAGTCATCGACGATTCGGAGGACTTGCCGTTCTAAACCGAGAGCTGCGCTATCTGGCTATACGGGCGCGCAAAGGAGGTGATTGAGTGGCACAGGACGATAAAAAGTCATTTGTGGCGTATCTGAGCTGGTTCGACGCGCTGGAAGAATACTCCGACGCAGAGGTTGGGCAGTTGATGCGAGCTCTTGCACGGTATGCCAAAACTGGAGAAAAACCCGAATTTTCAGACCGTGGGATGCGTGGCAACTGGAAATTTATGTACAGCGACGTAAAACGGGCGTCTGAAAAATGGGATGAAACACGCAAGAAACGCAGCAATGCCGGAAAACGCGGCATGGCAAAGCGCTGGGGAAAGCCTGACGACATAACAAAAATAACAAACGATAACAATGTTAATGACGACATAACAAAAATAACTGTAGATGTAGATGTAGATGTAGATGGGGATGTAGATGTAGATGGGGATGTAGATGTTGTAAAGCGCGATAACACCGCCGCCGTTGATATGGAGTTATCAAAAATCGTCCAGCATTACCAGCGGGCTATCGGCGACTTCCCGCGTTCGGCGCTGGAAAAACTTCAAAAATGGCGGCAGGAGTACAGCACGGAGATGATTTTGCTGGCGATCGACAAGGCCGCAGAGGCCGGGAAGCACTCGTGGAACTACATCAACGGCATCCTGTCTGGCTGGCAGCGGGACGGGATACGAACCCCGGGGGACGTGGCAGCGAATGAGCAGCGCCGACAAGAACAGCCTCGCGGGAAACAAGCCACAGAAAGCACCGCAGAAGCATACGCAAATATTTTCAAGGGGGTGAAACCGTGACAGTGGAGATGATGACAAAGCTCCTTGCGGACGCTGAGGCCTATTTTGGACGGTCTCAGACCGCAGAGAACCGCGCAAGCATCGCGGAGATCTGGGCGAACTCATCGCTCAAGGATGTGCCGGATGAGATGGCCTATAAGACATTCCACGAGGTGATTTCGGAGTGCAGCTGGCAGAGCCAGCTTCTCCCGGCGTGGAAAAAGGCCATCGAAAAGGCCCAGGGCGAGCAGATTCTGGTAAAGCGCTGCCTTGCTGCCCGCACCCGGATGCTCAAGTCCAGAGCAGAAAGAATGCTTCTTGGGCAAGAAAACCAGAACGGAGGACGAAATGCCTAGATACAAAGTCATCGTAGAGTGCAGCGGCCCGCACGGGAACGCTGCACTTACATACCGCATCAACGCCGCGAGCCAGTTTGCGGCAGAGTTCCGGGCCTGCCAGCTGGCGGGCGACCATTACCCCGAGTATCGGGACATCAAGCCAGTGAGAACGGAGGTGCTGAAAAATGGATGAAGTGAGGTTGATTAACGCAAATGCGCTTTGCAGGCATATCCAAGACTGGAAAACCAGATGCCAGGAGCTGCACAGGCACAGCGTTGGCATGTATCACATGATGATATACGAGGTGCTGCGCCAAGTGCTGAATGTCATTAACGATACGCCCACCATTGACCCGGAGAGCTTGCGACCGACATGGCGCGACCCTGAAAAGAACCCTCCGAAGGTCGAAACCGAAGTGCTGGTGCTGGTTGACTGTGGGAAAGGATACTGCATTACAACGGCCTTTTATGAGGACGGAACTGTTTCTCAGTACGAAAGCCTCTGGCAGTGGGAAGATGTCGATGATTACGGCATTTATGACGAAGAAGAGGACTTGTATAGACTCCCGAAAGGCTGGCGGGAATACCGCCACTTTACCCCGGATGATGCACTGGAATGCCCGATAGATAAGCCGGTTGTGGGCTGGATGCCGCTGCCGGAGAAGGTGCTGAAAAATGACGATAACTCCGTGTAAAGACTGCCCCACTCGGCACCCAGCGTGCCACGACACCTGCCCCAAGTACGCCGAGTACAAGCGCCAGCGCGGCGCAGAAGCCGCTTACACCCGAGAAATGCTGGACACAGGCAAGGTCTACCACTACGACCACGAGGACCGCCACCGTGAGCGAGGCCGCAAGAAGTACATGGGAGCGAACGGAGGAGCGGACAGATGAAAGTGCTTATCGCCTGCGAGGAATCGCAGGAAGTATGCAAGGCATTTCGGGCAAAAGGCCACGAAGCCTACTCCTGCGACATTCAGGAGCCGTCCGGTGGGCGTGGCAAAGGCCATGTCCGAACAATGGGGGTAAAAATGAAAAACATTCAGACGGCGCAGAAGTACAAGCCCGGACAGTATATCGTTTCGCTCGATCATCTGATGGAGCAGGAACGAATCTTCTTTATGGGGAAAATTGTAAACCGGAGTTGGTTTGTAAATTGGCAGTTGTGGTATGCGGATCTGGCTCTTAGCAAGCTGGACATTCGTGAAGCTGTCAAAACGGAGGAAGAACATGAAACCAAAAACCAAATCTGAACTGATGGCTGAATGGGCAAGCCAGCCCGACCAGCTCAAAAGGGAGCGGGAGGTCAAGGCTGTCCGCAAGGCGATGGACGATGCCCGCGCCGTGATGCAGGACGGTCTGACCCGGTACGTCAAGAAAAAGACCAAAGCCCGCAGCATGGCAAAGGCTGAAGCTGACCCATTTGCTGAGCTGGAAGGCTGGGAAAGCATGGAGCAGATCCAGGATGCCTACGGCTATGGCGAGATCACCGCCGACAGGCGGGACAAGCTCACCGACCTGTGGGAAGCCCGGGAAGCTGCCAAGAACAGCCGCAAGGGCGCGGACAAGTACCACGACCTTGTGACGGAGATGCTGGAAACGGCCATCCGCCGGGTGGGCAATGAGTACGCAGATATGCTGTTTGAGTATGACCAGCAGCGCAGGGAAGCTGAAAAGCAGTGCGAGCAGCTGGCAATGGAAGGGGTGATGAAAAAATGAAGGCTGTTCTGATAAGCATCAAACCTAACTGGTGCAAGCTGATTTGGAGCGGGATGAAAACCGTGGAGGTACGCAAGACCCGCCCGAAGCTGGAAACGCCGTTCAAGGTGTACATCTACTGCACCGGAGCCGGAAATTGGTGGCAGAGATTTCCCCAAACCGGTCTGCAGCAGATGGATGAGCGCTTCATCGGCACTTTTGTCTGCGATGAAATCTACAGAATCGGCAGGGACTGCGTTGGGTTCAATTTCACGGCCTCGAGTCTGGATTTGCCGGTTTACACCCTGCCGGAAAACAACGACGAAGAACGTAATGCCAAGCGAGAAGAGCTTACCACTTGTCTGACCGATGCAGAGCTTTCCAAATATCTCGGTATTCACCCGGGATATGGCTGGCACATTTCCAAGTTAAAAATTTGGAATGAACCCGTAAGACTCAAAGATTTTTGGGGCATGAAGCCTTGCAGGCATGGTGGCGACTGTTGCACTTGCCTGCAATGGGACAACATGAAGGAAGAGTGCTGCGCGTCCAGATACATTTCACGCCCTCCGCAAAGCTGGTGTTACATGGAGGACGGCGAATGAAGCTGACCCTCTACGGCGACCCACGCACAAAGAAAAACTCTGCCCGCATCCTCAAAAGCCGCTCAGGCGGGCGCTTCGTTGCCCCCAGCAAGGCCTACGTGGATTATGAGACGGACTGCCTGCGGCAAATCAAAAGGCCGCGCAGCCCCATTTCTGCCCGCGTGAACGTGAAGTGCGTTTACTACATGAAGACCGCCCGCCGGGTCGATCTGGCAAACCTCATCGAGGCCACAACGGACATTCTGGTAAAAGCCCACGTGCTGGAGGACGACAACAGCAAGATCGTCGCCGCCCACGATGGCAGCCGGGTGGAGCTTGATCGGAAGAACCCGAGGGTGGAAATTGAGATTGAAGAAATGGAGGACGAAAAATGAACCAAATTTTTCTTGTCATCGGCGCAACGCTTTGCTACGTCGGCGGATTCGGCATAATGATTTGTCTTTTGGGCGTCCTAACCGAACTGTGTATCGAAACCTGGGACAGTAATTTTAGACAGATTTGTGTTCGATTCCAAATTGCGCCGGGCGATGTTTCATACTTTGCCCAGAATAAAAAAGACATTGAAGCAGCACTTGAAAAGCAACGCATTCGGCGGCCGAACACGGACGATGCATCTTTCGGGTGGTGGAACTGCCCAGAATGCAACGCGCCGAACCGATACGCCAGCGAAAGCAAACCGGTTGCATATTGCCGCTGCTGCGGGCAAGCTGTCGATATGGATTACTACAGGAGGCATGCCAATGATTCGCACGCGGACACCTGACGCCGACACACCAAAGCCTGACAGCGGCGCGGACTACCGCACCGTCAAAACGTGGTTCCAGCAGTGCCGCGACCTTGCGGCAGCTATCGAAATCCAGAAGCAAAAAATACAGCGTATCCGGGACGTGGCAGAAAAATGCACCCAGAGCCTGAGCGGGATGCCTGCGGGTGGTGGCAATGGGGACAAGGTGGGCTTCGCTGTAGAGCAGCTGGACACCGAGCGCCGACAGCTTCAGAGGATGGAGACGGACCTGTGCAATCTGCGTGTCGAGGCCACCCGGCGGGCATACTGCCTGATAGCCGAGCCGGAATGCGCCGAAGCGATTTGCGAACACTATATCATGGGCAAGTCTCACAAGGAAATCGCAAGAGAAGTCAGCGTATGTGGGGCAGAGGTGGTCTACCGGCGAATCAAACGCGGATGCATGGCTCTGGCTGAAATATGGGAAGAGTTTTCTGACGTGCAAAGTGTACAACATGCACAAGAAAACACAGCGTGATTTTGGCAGGGGGCGGCCCTTTTCAAGTCTGCAAGCTTAGATGTAAAATTTTAATAAGCGGTTCAGCGCTAAGCGGTGGCCGCTTGCCACGCAGCTTCCAGAACGGTCCCTTCCTTGTGACAGGTTTTCATGCTTTCCTGTTCTCCTTCACCGTTTTGCGGGCTGCTTCTATGCGATACACTGACATAAAGGCAGCCTGTCGCTCATAAGAGACAGGAGACGGTTCGATTCCGCCGTATCGCACCGTATGGCGCATGGACTCATCCCCCACAAAGCTGCACGCTTAACCTCCCGTGCCACGAGAGAAAGCTTTGAATCCCCGAGGGTGTGGGTGGGCTTCCCGACGGGATGTGCGTCAAACAACAGCCCCGGCGGAGAACCGGGGCTGTTTTATATGGCCGCCTGAGCGCAGTACGGAGTGCGTGTCAGCTGAGATATTGCTGGCTGGTTCGAGTCCAAGGGCGGCGTTTTATGCTCCGGTAGCTCAAGTGGTAGAGCAGCGGTCTCCAAAACCGCATGTTGCAGGTTCGAGTCCTGCCGGGAGTGCTTGCATGATCTGACGAGAGCGGGGAGTGCAATAGCGGGGCATCCAGCCGCGAAAGTTCTGGATGCAGAGGCCTTGCACTCGACAAGCAAAGCCTCTTATTATATGCCGTCATAGCTCAACTGGCAGAGCGCCGCCCATTTAAGGCGGGACAACATTGGTGATACCACGGAAACATCACTGCACAGCCAACCACTGCGCACATCCATTCCGTGGGTGCCGGTTCAAATCCGGCTGGCGGCACATTCGATATTTTGACCGTTCGGATTTCCGGGCGGTTTTTCTTTTGCACGAGTTTAGAGAGGTGGTGGCTGTGGGGGCAAAACTGACAGACCGACAGAAAAAGAAAATCATTGCGGACTATGTGCAGCTCCACAATTACCGCAAAACTGCCAAGCTGAACAACGTCGCCGAAAGCACTGTGCGCAAGGTTGTGAGCGAAAATCCAGTATGTGCAGATTTGTGCGCCAAGAAAAAAGAGCAGAACACGCAGGACATGCTTTCATACTTGGGCAGCAAGCGCGAGGAAGCGCAGGATCTTCTCGAGCTGTACCTGAAAGCGATGGCAGACCCAGACAAAATTGCAGAAGCAACGCTGCCGCAGCTGTCCACGGCGTTCGGCACCATCGTGGACAAGTTTGCTATGCTGGGAGACCAGAGCGGCATAGAGGCCCCGGACGATGGCCTGCTTGAGGCTCTGAGCGCTGCCGCAGACCTCAGCCCGCCGGATGACGTGGACATGCTGCCGGAGGAAGAGGACGACCATGCGGAAAAGTAACGGTTTTCGCTGGAAAGCCCTCAGCCAGCGGCAAAAGCAGGTCTTGAGCTGGTGGACACCGCAGAGCGCATACAGCGGCTACAACGGCATCATTGCAGACGGGGCTATCCGCTCGGGCAAGACCTTTGCCATGAGCTTTTCTTTTGTCCAGTGGGCTATGACCTGTTACAGCGGCCAGCAGTTTGCCATGTGCGGCAAGACCATCGCCAGTTTCCGGCGCAACGTGATGGGGACGCTCAAGCAGCAGCTTGCGGCCCGTGGCTACAACGTCAAGGAGCATCGGGCGGAAAACTGCATGACCGTCAGCAAGGGCGGCAAAGCCAACGAGTTTTACTTTTTTGGCGGCAAGGACGAGAGCAGCCAAGACCTGATCCAGGGCATCACCCTTGCGGGCGCGTTCTTCGACGAGGTGGCCCTGATGCCGCAAAGCTTCGTCAATCAGGCCACAGCCCGTTGCTCTGTCACCGGGTCAAAATTCTGGTTCAACTGCAACCCGGGCAGCCCGCAGCACTGGTTTTATCTCGAGTGGGTGCGCAAGTGCCGTTCTCGCAAGATGATGTATCTCCATTTCACGATGGACGATAACCTGTCACTTGCCGAGGACATCAAAGAGCGCTACCGCAGCCAGTACAGCGGCGTTTTCTACCAGCGCTACATTCTGGGCCTGTGGACAGTGGCCGAGGGCCTTGTATATGACATGTTTGACCGCAAGAAGCACGTCGTTGATGTGCTGCCGGCGCTGTCTCCAAAGAGCGCTTATGTGGCTTGCGACTTCGGCACACAGAACGCAACGACCTTTCTGCTGTTCCAGAAGCAGGCAGATACGGACTGCTGGATCGGCACCCGAGAGTACTACTACAGCGGCCGCGAACAGAAGCGGCAAAAGACCGTGGGCGAGTACGTCACAGACCTCAAGGCGTGGCTGAATGGCCTCAAGCCAGAGAGGATCATTGTGGACCCCTCTGCCCTGCCCCTGATTACAGAGCTGCGCAAGAACGGATTCACGCAGACCCCCGCAAACAACGACGTTCTGAGCGGCATTCTGGACGTGCAGACCATGCTGCAGACCGGGCGGCTGAAGATCTACAAAGACTGCAAGCACACGCTGGAAGAATTCGGCGTGTACGCTTGGGATCCAGATAAAGACGACACCGTGCTGAAGGTCAACGACCACTGCATGGACGCTATCCGCTATTTCGTGCGCACAAAGCGCCTTGTGAAACTGAGGGATTGATTTTGAGCACTGTATACACATTCCAGACCTTCCAGCAGGCGCAAGCCGCCGGGGAACAACCTGATTTCATCCGGCGATTCGTGCAGCAGCACTGCGCTTCCGGGCCGTACAAGATGGCGCTGGACGCCGACCTGTACGATGCCCAGAAAAACCCGGGGGCTGAACGCTTCGCACAGGCTTACGCTTTGATGCTGAAGCGCCTGTCCAAAAACACCAAGCAGGACACCCCACACCCCGATATGGTCAAGAGCAATCTTTTCCGGCGGCTCAACAAGCAGCGGGCAACCTACTCCCTCGGCAACGGCGTAGTCTTTGCGGACGATGGCGTGGACAAGGACAGGCTGGGGCAGAACTTTGACGAGCAGATCCAGAAGGCCGGATATTTCGCCCTGATCCACGGTGAGAGCTTCGGATTCTGGAACAACGACCATCTGGTGGTTTTCAAGCTGACCGAGTTCGCGCCCCTGTACGATGAAAAGACAGGCCTTTTGCAGGCGGGTGTGCGCTTCTGGCGGCTGAACCCGGACACGGATATGCACTATATCCTGTACGAGCTGGACGGCTTCACTGAGTACACGGAAAGCAAAATCGGCAATGTGATGCAGGAGACAACGCCGAAGCAGGCATACAAGAGCGTGACCGTCACCACACCCGGCGGCGGGCTGGAAAGCGTAGAGGGCGAAAACTACAGTGCTCTTCCCATTGTGCCGCTGTGGGGCTCCGACCTGCACCAGAGCACCCTTGTGGGGCTGAAAGCCTACATTGACAACACCGATCTGGTGATGTCCGGCTTCTGCAATGACTTGCAGGACTTTTCGCAGATCTACTGGCTGTGCGAGAACTTCAACGGCATGACCGATGACGAGCTACAGGAGTTCCTCGTCAAGCTGAATCTGTACCACATTGCAGGCGCAGACACCAGCGAGGGCGGAAAGATCACCCCCTACACCACCGAGATTCCTGTGACGGCCCGGCAGGCTCTGTTGGAGCTGCTCCACGCACGGGTGTATGAGGACTTCGGCGGGCTGGACGTGCATTGTGTCAGCGTGGACAGCACCAACGACCATCTGGATGCAGCCTATGAGCCGCTGAACCAGAACGCGGACGACTTCGAGGCTCAGGTCAAGCCGTTCATCCGGCAGATCTGCGCACTGGCTGGCTTTGACAACGCTATGTCGACATTCAACCGCAGCAAGATCACCAACACCGCTGAACAGGTCGCAACGGTGATTTCTGAGGCGCCGATCATCGGGCAGGACGTGGCCATTGACCTGCTGCCCAACCTGACCCCGGAACAAAAGGAACAGGCCAAGGCCGCGATGATGGCTGAGAGCGCAACACGGGAGAACGTGGACGAGGAGGAGGAAGACGATGGCGAATCTTAAAATTCCGATGGAGGGGAAAATCGAAATCGAGCTTTCAGAAGAAGCAAAAAATGTTATGCAACGGTTCATTTCCGCTGTTGAGCTGCTGCAGGGAACGACTATTGATATCACAAGGCCAAACGTGCGGATGGTCGGCATTGATGCGTTTGGACGACCGCAGTTTGAAAAGAGCGAAGAAATAAATGATTGACCGTGACCGCATCTCTACCCGCCAGTTGAACCGCCTTCGCCGCCGAATCCTCCGGGTGTACGGCACTGCCCGCCGGGAGATGCAGGAGCAGCTGACCGAGTTTCTGGTAAAGTACAAAGCGCTGGACGAGCGCAAGCGGGCGCAGCTGGATGCAGGCGAGATCACCGAGGATGATTACCGCATCTGGCTGCAAAATCAGGTCTTTCAGTCCGATTTGATGCGCGCCAAGCTGGACGGCATCACGCAGACCTGCACCACAGCCCAAGAGACGGCCTACAAGCTGGCCCGGGACGAGCAATACAACATCTTTTCCTTTGGCGCAAACTGGGCTTTCTACGAGCTGGAGCAGGACGCAGGTGTGACGTTCGGGCTGACCCTGTACAACACCGAAGCGGTCAAGCTGCTGCTGAAGGAGAACCCCCGCATGGTGCCAAACAAGCGCATCAAGAGCGAGAGCAACCGCACCTATGACGCCCGGGTGTTCAATCGCTACGTCATGCAGGGCATCGTGCAAGGCAAGAGCGTCCACGACATCGCCGTGCAGGCCGTGAATGGCATGGCAGACACGGAGATCCACTGGGCCATGAACAACGCCATCACAGCCCTTACCAGTGCCCAGAACGCCGGGGCTTTGCAGCAGATGCGCAACGCCCAGGCTTTGGGCATCGAGGTCAAAAAGCGCTGGAACTCTACCCACGACTACCGCACCCGTGAAATGCACCGCTTGCTTGACCAGCAGACGGCAGAGCTTGACGAGCCGTTCAAGGTCATGGGCTACGAGATTCAGCGCCCCGGCGACCCCAGCGCGGCCCCGGAGATGGTCTACCACTGCCGCTGCGTGCTGTCCTCTGCGCTGGGCAAGTATCCACGGCAGAACGCCATGCAGCGGGACAATGTGACCAAAGAGACCACCCCCGTCATGGATTACACCGAGTGGTATAAATCCAAGGGCGGCACAGAAAAAGAGCAAATGTGGTGGGCGGAAGAGCGCAAGAGAAAGAAGGAGCGAAAATGAAGCATAAAAATAAAGCCCTGCCGCCCGGCAGGGTGTAGGGGTTATACGGTTGTGCCATCAGGGAGACGGAAAAGAATCTCGGCGGTGCATCCGAGAGCCAAAGAAAGCTCTTGAATATCCTTTTCGGTAAAGTTTCCCCTTGCCATCTTGTTGGAAAGATTCTGCCGGGTTTGCCCAGTGGCTTCGGCAAGCTCGCCCATCGTCATCCCTTTACGCTTCATTATCAGGCGGATTTTTTCAGCAACAGTAAGTGTCATATCTTTCACCTCCGTTCATTTATAGTATAAACTAAAACGTGTATTCAGTCAATCTCTATTTGCATTTTTCATAATAAAATGTAAAATAAGCGTTGACATACGACACGAATTAGTGTATAATATATTTTGTGAGCAAGAGGGGCGGAAAGGAGGACGCCCATGAAGTTCAAGGATTTCAAGAAGCTGAACCGTGAAGAACAGCGCAAGAAGTTTGAACAGTACAAAAAAGAGTGGTTAGCTACTCGCCATAGCTAACCACTCGTAAACAAGAAAAGCCATCCACAAAAAGCTCCTCTTACTCACATTTTATTTTTTTATAAGCGATTTGTCAAGTAAAATGTGAGGTTTTAGCAATGGAAACACCAAAAATCACGAAGGTGGAGCTTGAACTGGATGCTGTTTCTGGCGAACTCCGAGTAATGCACGACCTGTTGAACATCTTTGCCAACTGGTTTGATGAAACGCACAAGACCGATATGATCAAGCGGGAGCGCACCAGCGAGCTTGTGAGCCAGATTTGGAACGAAGCCCCGATGTACAGCTCTATGCTGACGGCTCTGTTCGCATCCCTTACCGGGTTGGAAAAGGAAGTTGACGAAGTACTTAACTATCAAATTGCAGAACAAGAGGTAAACGCATGAGTAACATTCAGATTTTCAACAACCCCGAGTTTGGTGAAATTCGCACCATCGACCAGAACGGCGAGCCGTGGTTCGTCCTCAAGGATGTGTGTGAATCTTTTGGTGAGCAGAATTACAGACGTGTTTCTGCCCGTCTGGATGAAGAAGAGAAGGGTGTGTCGCAAATTGCTACCCCCGGCGGGATGCAAAACATGACTGTTGTGAGCGAGGCAGGACTGTATTCCACTCTGTTCGCAATGCAACCTGAAAAGGCAAGAGGTGTTGACGAAAGCTATATTGCAAAGCGTCAGGAACAGCTTAAGCGCTTCCGCAAGTGGGTCACGTCCGAGGTGCTGCCCTCCATCCGCAAGAATGGCGGTTACATCGCCGGACAGGAGCAGCTCACCCCGGAGGAGCTGATGGCAAAGGCTCTGCTTGTGGCAAACAAGACCCTTGCAGACCGGGAAGCCCGCATTTGTGAGCTGACCGCACAGAACAGCCAGCTCACCGTGGAGAAGCAGATCATGCAGCCCAAGGCCGAATACTTCGACGAACTGGTTGACCGCAATCTGCTGACTAATTTCCGGGAGACGGCCAAGGAGCTTGGCATCAAGCCCAAAGCCTTTGTGGCGTGGCTGCTGGAAAAGAAATTCCTTTACCGTGACCAGAAAGGCAAGCTGCTGCCCCGAGAGGACAAGAACAGCGGCCTGTTCGAGGTCAAGGAAGCCAAGAACGACAAGACCCAGTGGAGCGGCGTGCAGACGCTTATCACTCCCAAAGGCCGAGAGACGTTCCGGCTGCTGTACCTGTAACTGAAACCTCATCGCAAAACACAAGGGGGGCGGCGTTTTACCGCACCCCTATCAGTAAAACCCAATAACCGACCCTGCCCCACACCGGGGCGGGGTTTTGTTATACATGGAGTAAAACATGGAGTTTAACTACGACATCAAATTCACCGACAACACCCCGCAGTTGCATGAGGCGCTGGACTCGTGGGCGGAGCGGGTGATGACCCTATGGGGCATGAAGGTGCAGGACTACGCCCAGCTGCTTGTGCCCACAGGCACGGAAGACAGCACAGGCATTGAGGGTTACGTGGGCGGAGCGCTCAAGCAGAGCCTGACCTATGCCCTCGACCTCGCAAAAAAGACCGTGACCATCGGGTCAAATCTCTTTTACAGCGTGTATGTGGAGCTGGGCACGGGCATCTTTGCCGAGAAAGGCAACGGACGCAAAACGCCGTGGGTCTGGAAGGACTTCAACGGCAAATGGCACTTTACCCGGGGCATGGCCCCACGACCGTTCCTCCGCCCGGCGGTGGAAGAACACGTTGACGAGCTGCGAGAGATCGCGGTGGAAGAAGGAAACAAGGAGGTATAAGGATGACAGAGCTTGAAAGCTTGAGCGCGCAGCTTGAAGCTGCTGTGAAAATGCAGGCAAACGCAGAAAGACTTTATCATAAGTCTGCCGAAAGAATTGAAGAAATCAAAAAGCAGATGCTTGAGGTAAAGGAAAAGAACAAGTCCAAGGCTGCAAAAGTCGAAGAGCTGTTTGCGGCTGGTGTTCAGGCACGCAAAGCACTTCAGGAGATGTGCGATAACGCATACGGCGAGGGTAGAGCCAAAATTTCTGTTTTGGTCTATGTTCCGGCCGAAGCGCAGGACTATCCGACAGACACAGACTGTGAATTCTCGCTCTAAAACTAAATACCTAGCGGTTGGCGCACGGCGTCAGCCGCTTTTTTATGCCGTTTTAGCTCAGGTTGGCAGAGCGCCGGATTTGTAATCCGGGGGCCGTGGGTTCAAGCCCCACAGGCGGCACCACACCGGCAGCACGTCCGGCAAATAAACCTTATTGCCAAGCATGGCAGCCCGAGCAAGGGCGGAAAGGACTATCACATGGCACTCAAAAGAGCTGACATCCGCACGATTCTGGAGAACCCCGAAACCTCCAACGATGACAAGGCCAAGGCCATTCTGGACGCCCTGCACAAGGAGACAGACGAACTCAAAGACCAGCTGGATGCAGAAAAAACAGCCCGCACACAGGCCGAAAAAGACCGTGATGCAGCCAACGGCGGCAAGCAGGCCGCTGAACAGGCGCTGACCGACTACAAAGCCCAGCAGACCAAGAAGAACACCCACGCAGCCAAGGAAGCCAAGTTCCGGGAGCTGCTCAAGTCCGCCGGGGTGCTGGATAAGTACGCAGACCGCGTTGTGCGGCTGTCCGGCGAGGACATCGACAAGCTGGAGCTGGACGATAAAGGCGAGGTCAAGGACGCCAAGAAGCACGCCGACAGCCTGAAAGCTGATTGGAGCGACTTCGTAGGCACTACGACCACCACCGGCGCAAAGGTGGACACCCCGCCCACCAACACCGGCTCCAAAATGACCAAAGACCAAATTTTTGCAATCAAGGACGCTGGCGAACGCCAGGCCGCGATTGCTGCAAATGCCGACCTTTTCACGGGCGGCGGAAAGGAATAACACATGGCAGCAAAAGAAAACCTTATCGTAACTACCGACATTACCGTCAACCCCCGCGAAATCGACTTCGTCACCCGTTTCCAGCGCAACTGGCAGCATCTGCGCGACATCATGGGCATCATGCGCCCCATCCGGATGCAGCCCGGCACTACCCTCAAGAGCAAGTACGCCGAGGGTACGCTCCAGAGCGGCACTGTTGCTGAGGGCGAGGAGATCCCCTACAGCAAGTTCACCGTCAAGGAAAAGACCTATGCTGACATTACTGTCGAAAAGTTCGCCAAAGCCGTCTCTCTGGAAGCCATCAAGAAGTACGGCTACGATGTCGCAGTTCAGAAGACCGATGACGAGTTCCTGTACCAGCTGACCGCGAACGTCACCGACCGCTTCTATAAGTACCTGAACACCGGCACCCTGAAAGGCACCACCAAGACCTTCCAGATGGCTCTGGCAATGGCCAAGGGCAGCGTTGAGGACAAGTTCAAGAACATGCACCGCACCGTCACCGGCGTCGTGGGCTTCGCCAACATTCTGGATGTGTACGAGTATCTGGGCGCGGCCAACATCACCGTCCAGAACCAGTTCGGATTCCAGTACATCAAGGACTTCATGGGCTACAACACCATCTTCCTGCTTTCCAGCGGCGAAATCGCGCGTGGGAAGGTCATCGCAACCCCGGTGGACAACATCGTCCTGTACTATGTTGACCCCGCCGACAGCGACTTTTCCAAGGCCGGTCTGGTCTACACCACTGCGGGCGAGGCAAGCAACCTCATCGGCTTCCACACTCAGGGCAACTACCACACCGCGGTCTCTGAGAGCTTCGCCGTCATGGGCATGACCCTGTTCGCTGAGTATCTGGACGGCATCTCTGTCCAGACTATTACCCCGGGCGAGTAATCGCCCCTTTTGAGTAGGAGGCATCCAATGACCGTCCCCGAGCTGTGCGTTTACACGCACAATTTTTTTGACCGGGCGGACGACCCTATTGCCGGGGAGTTTGCCTTTGAGCCGGACACCGTTCCCGCTGGGGTAGCCCCGGGGCAGTATTTCCTCGTGTGCGGATCCATCTTCAATGACGGCGTGCACAAGGCCGGGGACGGCGATCTGACTGCCGAGACCTTTAACGGCACGGTGCAGCCTATGCGCGTGCCGCCTGATTTTGTGGCACTGGCTGAAAAAATCGACGCATACGACAAGGCGCTGCCTTCCGGCGGCGTGTATGTGTCCCAGTCCTTTGGCGGCTGGTCCGGCACGATGGCTACAGGTGCGGACGGCCTGCCCGCAGACGGAAAGACCCGCTATAAATCCGAGATCAATCAGTGGAGGAAGATGTGACATGGTCAATTCGTTCGCTGCATCCACCGTGATGCAGAGCTTCACCAAAAAATACCGTTTTCAGACCCGCAGCTATGAGCCGGATGGCGTCGGCGGCTTTGTGTCCGGCTGGAAGGACGGCCCGGAATTTGAGGCCGTAGAGCGCCACGACACCACCGTGGAGGCTCAGGTCGCAGAGCAGGCGGCTACAGCGTCCACCTATACGCTGCTGGTCAACACCGGTGTGCCGCTGGCTTTCCCAGACTACATCAAGCGGGTGAGCGACGGGCAGACCTTTCAGGTGACGAGCGCAGCCGATGAGGGCAGCGCTCCGGAAGAATCCGGCATGGGCCTGCGGGCCGTGAAGTGCAAAAAGGCGGTGCTGCCGTAATGGGACCGTCTGAGAGCATCAACCGGGCGCTGAACGCCTTTTTTAATAGCTTCGGAATCCCCGGCTATCTGGAAGATAATATCCCTCCCGGCGCAGAACTGCCGTATCTGACCTATCAGCCGACAATTCCCGGCGGGTGGAACGAAACGGCATCCTTCCACGCCCGACTGTGGTACCCCAGCAAGGGCGGCAGAACCCCCATTCTGCAAACAGAAGATACGATCAGCGCGGCCCTCGAGGACAGCATAACGCTTTCCTGCGAGGGCGGCGCTATTCTTTTGCAAAAAGGCACCCCATGGGCACAGCCCCTCGACAACCCGCCTGAAGGGTATCTGTGCGAATATCTCAATTTTGAAATCACGCAATTTTGCGAGTAAGGAGCAATATGGCAAGAAAATTTTCCAAAATTTCGCAGAAAGCGTTCGAATCCATGCAGTTCAACGCAGGCATCGTGGTCAACAAGTTTGATGTAACCGGCGAGACCGAAGTTCAGGACGCAGACATTATTACTGCCACGACCGGCGGCATCACCGCGACCTGCAAGGCGAACTTCACCGATCTTGGCGAAGACGTGGACAACGCCCAGAAGAACACCGCAGAGCTGATGCAGATCGAGGACTACGACTGCACGCTGGCCTTTACGGCCCTGAACGTCACAACTGACGTTATCAAGCTGGCGCTGGGCGCTGCGGATGTGAGCGACAAGAAGGTCACGCCCCGCATGACGCTGGATCCCACCGCCAGCACCGGCGACTTCAAGGACATCTGGTGGGTTGGAGACACGCTGGATGGCGGTATGGTTGCAGTCCGGCTGATGAACGCGCTCTCCACCGGCGGTTTGACCCTGAAGACGACCGACAAGGGCAAGGGCAACATTGCAGTCACCCTGACCGGCTGCCCCCGTCTGGGCAGTGACGTGGTGCCTATGGAGTGGTACTACAGCCCCAAGGCCGCAGCATAAGGAGGTTACAACATGAAAACTCTGAACCAGATGGGCGAGACCGAGTTCCTGCGGCGCTGCTGGCTCATCGCTGACGCGGTGTCGGACCTGCTGACCAAGACCAAAGTCATGGATCTGCGCAAGGTTATGCCGGTTTTCAACGGCAGTGAGACCGAGGAAGAAAAGAAGCAGAAGAGGGAAGAGCAGAGCCGAAAAAACCTCAAAGCAATGGCAAAAAGCCTGCTCTTTGAGAACGCTGAGGCTACCGCCAAGCTGCTTCCGCTGCTCTATGAGCCGGACGTGGACAAGGACGGCAAGCCAGAGACTATGACGCCGTTCAAGACCCTGCGCGTTATCACTGCCACCATCGAGGACAAGGACGTGCTGGATTTTTTGTTATCGTTGGCGAAGCTGGGCCAGACGAGTATCGACGCCTGACTTCGTCCATTCGGCTCGATATGCTGCGGCTCGTCGGCAAGCCCTACATCGTCCAGCACATCATGAACACCCGTCGGCAAGAGGCTATTGCTTTGAGCTACCGGGCATACATGACGGACACGCTGGCAGGCTTCGCAGGCGTAGAAGAGCGCTGGGCTGACCGGGTGGCGGGAATCATCGACCCCCGCCCCTTAGAGCCGCAGCAAAGCGCCGAAGAAGTGATACAGAGAATCAAAAATGGCTTGAATGGAGGTGAAGAAACCTGAAGCTCTTTGAATTGAGCGCCACCCTCGGTCTGGACGACAGCGCCTACCGGCAGGGCGTGGAAGAGGCGAAGTCTCAGACTAAGGCCGCTGTCTCCACCATGATGAAGGATTATAACCGGCTGTACAGTGAGGTCATTCACCTTACGGCAGCTTACCAGAAATCACGGAAAGAGACCGGGGAAACCTCCAAAGAAACTAAGGAATTTGCCCAGAAGCTGAAAGAAGCTCAGGCCCAACTCAATACCACGGCACAGGGGCTAAGGACTGCGGAAGGGTACATGAACAGCTTCGGCGACTCGACCCGAAATACCGAAAGCAGCCTTGCAGGCTCTATTGCAAAAGGGCAGATTCTGGGCAATGTTTTGACCACTTTGGCAAGCAAAGCGCTTGATGCTGCTGTGGGATTTGTCCAGACAGGCATCGAGTACAACGCCCAGATCGAGAAATACACCACCGGCTTTACCAATATGCTGGGCAGCGCAGAGGCCGCGAACGAGGCCATGAAAGCCATTCAAGAGGACGCCGCCCGCACACCTTTTGATGTGGCATCGCTTACCGAGGCAAACCAGCTGCTTATCAGTGCCGGTGAAAATGCCGGGTATTCCCGTAAGCTCATTATGGCACTGGGCGATGCTGTCTCGGCCACCGGCGGCGGCAATGTGGAGCTGTCCCGTATGGCGGGCAACCTTCAACAAATCGCCAACGTGGGCAAAGCGACGGCTGTAGACATCAAGCAGTTTGCCTACGCAGGCATCAACATCTATCAGATTTTGGCGGACTACACCGGCAAATCGGTGCAGGATGTCCAGAACATGACGGTCAGCTACGACCTGCTTTCTGAGGCCCTTATCGCGGCCAGCGAAGAGGGCGGGCGCTACTACAACGCCATGGATGCCCAGAGCCAGACCATGAATGGCCGTGTGTCTACCCTGAAAGACAATGTGAGCCAGCTGGCCGGACTCATGACGGGCAATTTGTCTGAGGCTGTCGGTACGGCCATATCAAAGCTTAATGATATGACGGTGGCCGCGCAGGAAGCCTACAAAACCGACGGATGGACGGGCCTTATCGGGGAGATAACCGGACTTTCCGGTGTGATCGACAAGGCAAAGTCCTCACTTGTGGGCCTGAAAGCTGTTGCTGATTCCTTCAGAAAAGGCGAAATTTCGCTTTTTAGTGGCGACTGGGATGCTGTGTACTGGAATGCATTTAACGCTGACCAGACAACAAAACAAGGGAAAAAGGACTGGGATGAATCTCACGCTGGGATGGTGTGGGACGAGAATGACGGATGGGTGCCTGCAAAGCCTTCTGGTGGAAGCAAAAGCTCTATTACCACTTCGCCCACCACAACCTCAACCACAACCACAACTCCAACCCAAAAGCACGTCGCCGCTGATACCAAAAAGCTGGCCGACACCATCAAGGAGACCTCGCAGGAGATACTCGCCGGTACTGGCAACATCGTCGGCAGCATCCAGCGAGTGACCGAGACCGCTGACAACACCTACAACGTCTACGACGGCACCACCAAGGAGCTGAAAGGCACCACCAAAGAGACGGTGCAGACCATCACGGACTCGTGGACTGAGGTAGTGGACGGCACAGAAAAGACCATCAAGAAAATCACAAAAAACGTGACCGATGCGGCCGGAAAAGTGACGACCACGACCACGCAGACGTGTGACAAGGTGGTTTTGTCTGTCTCTGAGATGCAGAAACGCATCGACAATCAGCTCAGCGAGGCACAGAGTGAATGGAAGAGCGGCATCATGGGGACGCTGCAAAGCACGATCTCCGACCTCAAAAACGGCAACTGGTCGGGCCTCGCCACAGACTTTGCAAAGCTGGTGTGGGGCGAGGTCACGCAGGAGCAGCGAAACATCATCTCCAAGTGGCTGACAGACGCCCTCACGGCGGTAAATGACAGCTACTCCGGAGGCGGTCTGAGCGCGGCGAAAGACACCATCAAGGCGCTTTTTGGCGACGGCATCGCCGAGGGTGCTACCGAGGCAGGCACAGCCGTCAAGAGCTTTTCCCAGATCCTTGACGGCCTGAACGCCTCCGGAGGCGTGGGCACAAAGCTGGCGGGTATCGCTGGCAGCTTCACCAATGCGGCAGGCACCATCACAAAGGCTCTGAGCGGCATTGTGGGCTTCATTGCGTCAAACCCCGTGGTGGCTGTCGTCCTCGGCCTGACGGCCCTTGTGGGCGGCGCTGCGCTGTCTGCGTGGTCGAAGAACAGGGACGAGAAGCTCACGAGCAGCTACGAAAGCCCCTTCAGCAAGACCCCCGTGTACGACTCACTGGCGGAGTTTTCTTACCGTGCCGACCAGTTCAACCGCTACAAGGGCCTCACGGCGTCGCCCTTCAGCAGCGGCCAGCAGGACACCACCGGCAGACAGCAGCTCAGTGTGCTCCAGCGCATCTCCAACTCGTTAGATGAGCATCTTCCCGCCATCGGCACCGGCACGCTGGTCATCGACGCCAACGGCGTGCAGGCTCTCGCCGGCGCGATGCAGCCGACACTTGTGGACGGCATTGATGGAGACTTGGGTATCCGCTCGACCCGGAAAGCGAGGGGAGGCTAAATGGCAGCATTACAGGGCGTCAAAATCGGAGACCACCACACCCTCAAGGACTGGGGGCTTTACCTTGTGGTCGGCGGCACAACCGTCGGCCCGGCAGAACCAGACGAAAGTCTTCTGGTCAAAGTGCCTTTCAGCGACCGCATTTTAGACCTTTCCAAGTCGATGGACGGCAAAGTCCACTACACCCAGCGCAAGATCACCATCACGCTCAAGTGCGTAAAGCCGAAAAGGCTTTGGCCCAAGGTGCAGAGCACGCTGGAGAACGCGCTGCAAGGGCAATGGCTGAAATGCGTTTTCGATGATGACCCGGCATGGTACTGGGAGGGATTCTGGACGGTCACACCCCAAAGCCGCGACCGGTGGGAGAATGTCTTTGCCATCACCGGCATCTGCAACCCCTATAAGACCAACACCACCGCAGCGGCGGGCGCTGACTGGCTGTGGGACAGCTTCAGCTTCGAAGAAGACACCATCTATGACACGCCGACGGAGGTGAAAAGCCTGTGAGCTACAAAATCTATGCCGGTACGCAGACCGCCGTAGGCGAGTGGGACACCAAAGCGTGCATCTACGACCCTGCGGCGGAAGACCTGCGCACCACGGCCACCATGCTCATCTCCCCCACCCTTACCCGAGAGGCAGGCAAAGCAGGCAGCCTTGAGTTTACCATCCCGCTGGGCAACATCGCCCACTCTGCGCTGCAAAAGCTTAAGACTATCGTGGAGGTAGAGCAGGACGGCAAGACCCTATGGCGTGGGCGGGTCATGAGCCACGAGATGGATTTTTATCTGCGGCAAAAGGTGTACTGCGAAGGCGAGCTTGCCTACTTCAACGACAGCTCCCTCGTGCCATATAAGTACGCTGACATCAGCATCAAGGAATTTCTGGACAAGGTCATCAGCAACCACAACGGCCAGACAGACCGGTACAAGCGTTTTACTCTCGGTACCGTAAATGTGTTTGAGAATGGCCCACAGGAGCCTTTCCAGACGGTCTACATGAACGACTGCAAGCCGATGTACCATAGAGATAGTGACGGAGACGCTGAGTACTGGCTAGAGGATGCTGATGGAAGATGGCTGTGCAATATCGAGGATGGCTACCCTTCCGGCTACTACAACAGTGGCAACGTGATACAGGTGGTTTCTGATACTTCTTATGGTAGTGAATATATCGTAGAGCGAAACCTAGCCTACAAAAACGGCAATTTTTACTCATTGAGCGCTACGCAGAAAGGCTCGAAATACATTTACACCATTGCCACCACCCCGCTGACAGACTGGAGGCTGACCGATGACGGAGCGATTCAGCTGTATGACTCCAGCACGGGAAGCTGGTCGACCTGCACGGGTTACTATCTGCACGACTTCGACGCCTCGACCAACGAGGCCCTCGATTTCGGCGATGGCAAAAACTTCGGCACCACGTGGGACATCCTGCAATCCGAACTGACGGACGTGTACGGCGGCTACTTTGCCGTCCGCTACTCTGATGACGGAAAGACCCGGTATCTAGACTATCTGGCCGATGACGGCATCACAGAGACGAACCCGCAGCCTGTGGAGTTTGGCGTCAATATGCTTGATTTGACCAACTACGTCAAGGCCGAGGACATTGTCACCCAAGTCATCGCGGTGGGTTACAAGTCGAAGGGCTGGTGGATCTTCAAGAGCACGAAGACTATCAGCCAGACAGCCTACGACTTCGAAGCTCAAAAAGTCTACGGCGTCATCACCAAAGTCATCGTCCTCGACGGCAAGGCGTCCACAAATCAAAAGCTGCTGGACGCTGCGAACGAGGAACTTCGAAGATGCCAACAGCGCTATCTTGAGGGCATCGAGGTGAGTGCTGTTGACCTGCATGATGCCGGTATCGACGTAGAGCGTCTAGGCTGGATGAAAAAGACCCGCGTTATCTCGAAGCCCCACGGCCTTGATACGCTGCTCCTGCTTTCTAAGGTGGTTGAGCCACTGGACGCGCCGCAAAAGAAGCGCTTTACCTTCGGGACGAGCTTCTACTCCATCTCGGACTTGCAGGCCCTCAGCAGCCACAAGGCCTCGCTGGCTTACAGTATGTCCCTGAGCGCAGCGGGGTATCTGAACGGCGCAAAATAATAAACACGTATGCAATCCCTACAAGTACAATGCCGCCGCCTACGCGGGCGCAGACTGGCTGTGGGACGATTTTTATTTTGATGAGGACGTCATCTATGACGAACCTACGGAGGTAAAGAGCCTGTGAACAAGACTTTTGAAGAAAACATCAACGACGTCCGCACGGCAAGGCGGGGCGTCGAGGTGCGGGAGGCTATGGCTGAGAGCCTTGAGTATGTGGAGGGCTTTGCCTCCACCTCCACCCAAAAGGCAGAGGAGGCCGCAGCCAGCGCCGAAATTGCCGCTGCGGCCAAGGAAGCCGCCGCCACCTCTG